GAGTGGTGGTGCGTTTAGTCACTACCAGCGCAACCGATTCTGGACTACATTCAACCACGATCTATACAACCGAATTTGTGAAATCAAAATGCAAGAGATATGAGATTTAAACTCACCTACCACATCGGCCCAGTATTGGTGCAAGAGTGGATATTCACCAGCAAAGGGCTGGCTTATTGGAAAAAAATGGACTTATTGCAAACAAATCGCTTTAATGATGGAAAATTTAAAGTAACACCGGTATGAATCAGCATCGAATCATGAGAGTCATCAAGCTGATGGAATTCCTCAAGCAGAAGCCAAGACCAGTGCAAGCGATGGTCAGATATCTTGGAATCAGTGAGCGTTCAGTTTACCGATATCTCAAGATGTATGAGCAGCTCGGCTACCAACTAATCAAAGACAACAACAAAAAATACTTTTTAAAATGAACAAAACAATGCAAGAGATTCTCAGTGAAGTGAATCAAGAAATCGTAAAAAATGACCTGAACTTTATGCCTGGTGCGGACAACCGTGCACGTCACAAGGTGTACCAACGTTACTATCTATTTTTATTCCTTCGAACTCATCGCTTTACTCTTGTAGAGATAGGCAAGATATTCGGAATGGACCATTCAACGGTGGTGTATGGTGTTAAGAAAGCAATCTTATGGAAAAAAGACCGCCTATTCCTTCGCATGACCGATGAGCTGCGCCAAAAATTCGAGCAATACACAGCCATGGACTATGTGGTTGACCGCAATATCATGCTTGATGTGCTCCAGTGCGAGTCATTTTGGGAGATGCGCAAGATACAAGATGACATCAAAAATGGTGTGTATGGCGTGACGGTATGACACATTCTCTTATATACCGATTACTGAAGTATTGCCAAACACACCAAGAGCAAAAAATTTTTGAGAGCGTCACCGTCACGCAAAATCGTTAAGTTGCACAGAGTCAGCTTTTTAACCCTTATGATTTGCATATTTACCGTCACGCAGCGTCACAAAATAGCTAATTAGCGTCACGAAATGCGTATATTTATAGCCCAACTAACAACAATTTATGAAAGTTTCAATCTTTAAATCACTATTTAACATTAAAGAAACCCCATTTGAGCTGTCCATTCAGGATGTGTACAACCGCATCAGGCTCGGCAATCCGGACCTCATCAAGAAAGTGTCAACCATACGATCACTCGAGAAGGCTGACCCCGAGCATGACCGCCTGAAGTCATCACTGAACGCCATCATGTTCAATGGGACATTCACCGAGCGCAATGACAGCAGCCTGGTTGAGCATTCTGGTCTGTGCATCCTGGACTTCGACCAATACCCAACCAAGAAGCTGATGATGGATGAACGCAAGCGTCTAATTGCTGACCCTCATGTGATGATGGTGTTCACCTCTCCCAGTGGTAATGGTCTGAAAGCTGTCATCCGAATCCCAAAGTCTGATAAGGTAGAGCACAAGCGCAGATTCACTGCATTCGGCAAGTACTTCGACAGCGAATACTTTGACACCAAGAACAGCAACGTCAGCCGGGTGTGCTTCGAGTCATATGACCCCGACATCTACTTCAATGAGTTCTGTCAAGTCTATGAAGGCATAGAGCAGGACCAGGGCTTCAGCTACACCGAGCGCACTCCCATCTGTATCCTATCCGATGAGGACAAAATCATCAGTCTCATTGAGCGATTCGACCATGGTTGTCAGTTTGCAGAGGGCAGCCGCAATGAATTTGTGTTTAAATTGGCAGCTGTGCTATGCGAGTATGGTATCTCAAAGGATACAGCAGAGCAGTACATATTCACCAAGTATGCTCAAGGCACAAGCTTCACCGAGCAAGAGATGGTCACAACCGTGCGCTCGGCATACAAGAAAGCATCCTATGGCATCAAGTACTTCGAGGACAAAGATACCTTTCAGAAGGTGCGACAGAAGCTCAAGAGTGGCGTGGCTGACCATGACATCAAAAAGCAGCTGAACGTCAGAGAGGATGTCATTGAGGACATCAAAAAAGAGATTCAGACCGGTGATGATATATTCTGGTCAGTCAATGAGAAGGGTGGCATCACGATTCAGCCATCAAATTACGCTGAATTCTTGGTCAAGAACGGATTCAATAAGTACTATCCTGAGAATGCTGAGAAGCCGACCTTTGTCAGAGTCAAAGAAAACAAGGTCAGAATATCATCGGCAGAACAAATCAAGGATTTTGTGCTCACCTATCTTCAAGGGAAGGGTGAGATGGATGTCTGGAACTACTGCTCCAGGAATGCGTTCCTATTCAATGAGAACTTCATAAATATGATTGATAGCATCAACATACTGATGCTTCAAGACAGCAAGAGCTCATCATACATCCCATTCAAGAATGGAGTGGCTAAGATATCCAAGAGCAAAGTGGAGCTCAAGAGCTATATCGATGTGGATGGCTATATTTGGGAGAATCAAATCATCGAGCGTGACTTCACACTGTTGGATGACTGCACCAATGACTTTCAAGATTTCGTCAGCAAGGTCTCAGCAGATGATAGCGGCAGAGTGAATGCACTGGAGACAACACTCGGCTACCTCATGCACACCTTCAAAGACAAGACTGACCAGAAAGCAATCATCTTCAATGACCAAGAAATCGATGACAACCCAAATGGAGGGTCAGGCAAGTCACTGATGTTGGCAGCACTGAACAATCTGCGCAGAGTGGTCAAGATTGATGGCAAGAGCTTCAACCCATCGAAGTCTGATTTCGTTTATCAGCGAGTCAACCTGGACACTCAGATACTTGCATTCGATGACGTGCGCAAAGCATTCGACTTCGAGCAGCTATTCAGCCTCATCACCGAGGGAATCACCGTGAATCGCAAGAATAAGGATGAGATATTTATTCCATTCAACCGCTCGCCAAAGATTGTAATCACCACCAACTATGTCATCAGTGGTGCCGGGTCATCTCATGATCGCAGACGCCACGAGCTTGAGTTCTATCAGTACTTCCACAGCAAGCGCAGTCCATTAGATGAGTATGGTCGGCTATTGTTCGACTCCTGGGCAGATGAGGATTGGCTGAAGTTCGACAATTACATGGTCAAGAACCTACAAAAGTACCTGACCAATGGATTGATGAAAGCAATCAGCATCAACGCAGATGCCAAGCGACTCATCCAGGCAACGTGCAAGGACTTTTTTGATTGGGCTGAAGAGGGCAACCTCGCTCTCGATGTGTACTACTACAACGGAACCAAGATTCAAGAATTTACCTCCGAATTTACCTCATTCAAGGAGCTTGAGCCACGCAGATTCCTCAAATGGGTGCAGTCATATGCCGATTACAAAGGATACAATCTGAGTAAAGGCCGCAATCACAACGGCAGATATTTCATTCTCGATTCGGGAACTCCCAAACCGACTCCAGAAGATGATGATATTTGGGATGAACTAAACGAAAAAGCAAAACAATGACAAGACAACACCGAGCAATGCTCAAAGACCTCCAGCTCAAGTACAAAATGGAGAAGTATCCAACCATCCCACCGCACCTGATTGCCCTGGACCAATGGAATGACAACGGAGCCAATGCACTGACCAAGTCAATCATCGGATTCCTTCAATTCAATGGTTGCCAAGCCGAGCGAATCAATACGATGGGAGTCTATCGCAAGAAATACCGCACTGATGGAGTGGCAATCGGTGGGCAGTGGACCAAGGGAACCGGCACACCAGGTTCGGCAGATATCTCGGCCACGATTAAGGGCCGCTCAGTCAAGATTGAGGTGAAGTATGGCAAGGATAGACAGTCAGATGCACAGAAAGCATACCAGAAAGCAATCGAAGAGGCTGGTGGTGTGTACGTTATTGCAAGAGATTTTGAAGGATTCTTGAATTTTTATGAGCAGTTTTGCGAATCAATCAAATAAAAGCGTATATTTACAATTCAAAACAACATATTATGACTACAAAAAAAGCAGAGCCAATGAACATTTGGCAAAAATTACACGCTGCCAAGCAGCAAATCGGAAAGGTTGCCAAGAATGCAACGAATCCTCATTTCAAAAAGAGCTATGCTGACATTAATGCGCTGCTCACAACGGTGGAGCCTATCCTCCACGAGCATGGACTGCTTCTCTTGCAGCCAGTGGTTGGCAATGATGTGGTGACTCGTATCATCGATATCGACTCTGGTGAGGTCATCGAGTCATTCATGAGCCTTCCAGTCATCACAGACCCACAAAAGGTGCTCGCTGCTGTCACTTACTTCAGAAGAGGTACTTTGCAGTCACTGCTCTCACTTCAGGCCGTAGATGATGATGGTAACACAGCCGCTCAAGGTGCAGCATCAAAGCCATCAATCGATGATAACCGATTCAAGAAGGCACTCGAATCAATCGAAGCTGGAAAGTACACAGCACAGCAGTTGTCCACCAACTATGCACTCACTGAAGCTCAGACCAAAATGCTCGCACTATGAAATGGCATCCATCGCAAATCGGGTATTTGATGACCAATGGCAGAGCCAAGGACAGCATCGGAGAAACAGCCAAGAGCTACATCAAAAAATGTGTAAAGGAGGATTTTTACGGATACACCACAGAACTCAGCACAAAAGAGATAATGAAAGGTAGAGAGCAAGAGCAAGATTCAATCGATTTATTGAATTCGGTGAGGTTCACTGACTATCTCAAGAATGAAGTGACCATTGAGAATGACTATCTCATTGGCACCGCTGATATCATCAGTGAGCAGCGAATCATTGATATCAAAACACCTTGGTCTCTTAAAACATTCCCGGCACTTATTGAGGATGCAATCAATCCACTCTATGAATGGCAGCTCAGAGCATATATGATGCTTTATGATAAGCCAACAGCTGAACTCATCTACTGCATGGTCACCACCTGGGATGAATTCCTCAACGAATACGAGAATCTCCAGCTGCACAGAGTCGACCATATCAATCCTGAGAAGCGCATCACAGCTCTCTGGTACGATAGAGATGAAGATATTGAGGCCAAGATGGTTGCTCGCCTTAAAGAAGCATCCGAATTATATCACGAGTACTATGAACAATTAAACAACAAGTAAAAATGGAAGAGCTAAAAGCAAAAGGCACTATTCACCTCATCGGTGATGCCAGACAAGTGAGTGAGAAAATGAACATCAGAGAGTTCGTGCTCTCAATCGGGGACAAGTATCCGCAGTTGGTACAATTTCAAGCAGTGAATGAGCGAGTGAAGTTCCTGGATGGAGCCAAAGTCGGTCAAGAATGTGAGGTCAAGTTTGACCTGAGAGGTCGTGAGTACAACGGCAAGTTTTATGTCAGCCTCAATGCTTGGGATATCCGCATCGCAACAACAGCAGCACCATCAAAACCAATCACAGATGAAATCGATGACGATTTACCTTTCTGATGGCGAGAACATTCGGGACTTCATCCATAAAGAGTTGAGGTCCCGACTCTCAAGCCGATACAAGATGACTCACCTGGCTGAAGATATGAACCTCAATTACTATACCGTCAACCGATTTATGAGGGGTCAAGGTGTTGGTGATGAGTTCTATATTCAAGCATTCAACTTCCTGATGAAATGAGATACTTCATCGGATATGTCGGCACCAGGAATGAAGGACTTGACAATATCATAAAGCGATTGGAGGACCTCTTGAATGAACTCAAGGGGTGCTCTTATTGCATAGTTTTAACCGTATCGGATGAAGTTCACATCTCCGAAGTAACACCAGAGGAATTCTATGAACAAACCGCAGCACTTAACTGACCCAATCGTGCTCAAGGTACTGGCTAAGTATTCTGAGCGCAGCCAGCTCGGCATCGAGAAATATGGGCGCACTTTAGATCGTGATGACCTGAGCCTCACCGATTGGCTGAATCATCTCCAGGAGGAATTGATGGATGCTACGCTCTACATTGAAAAATTGAAGCAAGATGTCAAGTTTATT